CGAGGCACGTATCTCCATCTTGCAGGGTGGCTGCTGCCTTGACGTATACACGTCCCTCTACTCCAATGATGTCATCCATAAGAACGAGTGACACCTTATGCTTCTCTAGCAGGGGCTTAACCGCAGTAAGGATATCCTCGGCTGATCGGTACGAGTAATTGCCGAAGTTATTCTTCTGGCCTTTAGGAGCCTTAAGCTCTGACTGTATCTGTTGTAGTATGCTCATATTTATTTTTGGTTAGTTTACGGAACAGCTCTTTACGCTGCTTTTGATTTTTACAAGAAGCAAGATCACCTTCACTTGCTCCTAGGTCTTTCAACTCTGTTACTTGTTGGGATGCTGTCAAGCTATTTGCAAACTTTCGTGTAAGTTGTGTAAGTCCCACTGGATGAAGGACATCAGTCATATCCTGTTCCAAGTAGGCGGCCATTGCCTCTAAAGTATTTGGCAAATCTTCCTTCCGGCCCTTGCACATCTTGAGAAAAAAGTTCTCCACCTTCCCAAGAAGACTGTTGGCCTGGCGGGATAGTACACCTCGTACCATTCCAGTCTGGTGGTCGTGATCCAGCACCCAGTCATTGGTCTTGGTGTCCAGGATGGGACAGGAGACTGGCTTGTTAGCCTCCCGGAACTCCTTAATTTGATTCTGTGATAGGTATGTCATAGTGAGTTAGTAGGCTCGCCATTGAGTGCAGCGATGGCCTGCTTGAGTTGATTGTTTTCCTCCTGTAGCCGGAGGTTCTCGCTCCGCAGGTAGATGAAGTCATCCCTTAGCTCCAGGATGATGCTGGTCAGCGGTGTTTCGTTTAGGTTTTCAGTCATAATGTATGTGTTGGTTTTAATGTGTGCGCCCTACTGGGCTTTTGTTGTGAGGTTTAGTAGATCCGTCATTTGTTGCGGATTTCTTTTTTCGAGTGCTGGCGTTCTTTTTTGTTCTGGTCGCGTTTGCGCCACTTCAAATGTTTCCACCATTCAACTTTTTTTACATACCAAGAGCGTGCCATAATGTGTGTGCCCTACTGGGCTTTGTTGATTAGTGGTTCTGCTCCTTTATAGTCTTGAGAGGAATCCTCTGGCAATATAAGTCGCCGTTGGAAAGCTCACCCACGTAGGTGTCCACCAACGAACCCCTATCGGTTAAGCAAAGGACTATGCAGTCCTGATCCATTAAGTCTGCGTCGCCCTCGGGGTAATTGTAGAATAAAAATTGATAACTTTTCATTATGTCTATTTGGTTTATTTGTTTTGTAGTTTATACTTAGGAAGGTTGAACTGCCGCCGCCATAGTGCGTATGTTGACTTGTGAATGCCGCACTGGTCAGCCGCTGTCTCAAGTGATATGCCACTGTCGCGCATATTGTCAATACTTTTAACGACCTCTGCCTTCTTATCCTTGCTTAGACGTTCGCCTATGCGGTTACAATTACTTCCGGGGATGAAATTCCGTGTACCCGCTTTCGCCTCAATCCTCTCATTGTCCTCAACCTCCCTGGCAATCCGGGCTGCTGCCCACTCCATAAAGCTACTATTTGATTCTGCTGTTGTATCGTACATTATTATTTTGTTTTGTTGATTAATCTAAATTTGTTTTACTGATATTATATTTCCCGTACCACCTCGCTTGAAGACACAAATCCCCGTACTGTCTGGCATCTTCTTGAGGAGCAGGCGCACCGCTTCTTTATCATTGTGCGCCCACTTGTAAGTCTTGCAGACGTAGCCCTCCGGCATATTGTCGTGCCGTGTTAGGATCTCGTACTCAGTCATTCAGACGTTGTATCAAGGTAACGAATGCCTTGGCCGCAGTAGCAGGAACTACTCCGTTGCCCAAGAGCCTAAGTCTGTCCACCCTGTTGGAAGGCCCATTAGACTTTCCACCCAGTCGGGGTTCAGTTTGCCCTGTGCCCTGCCGCAGTGACCCGCGATCTCCTCCTCTAGGTTCGCCTTCTTCCTGTTCGCCAGTTGCTCCCGATTCTCCTCGGTGATTACTGGATGAACTTTGTTGGCTCTTGGTGTCGGCCACTGCTGTGACCCTTGGCTCTTCCCACTCTTGTTGAGTTTGCCCCGGCTTGGAAGGCCAACAATCGCAGGGTGATTGCTCAATCCCTTCTGTCCGTAGTTTGCCTTGTTTCCAATCTTGCCTCCCTCCTGTACTGTTGGGGTAGGCCACGTCGTTTGATCGTACTCCACGCATTGCGGCAGAGCATCCATCCTGCTCTTTCCGTCTTTGCGTATTAGGCTCTCTGGCCTGTAACTCCCCTTGTAATCCCTTGCTGCTGGAGTCGGCCAATTCTTCACCTGTTCGGTTAGGCAACCCTCCACATACTTCCGTCCTATGCTCTCCCGGTAAGCCTTCCGCTTTTCCATTCCCTCTGGAGTTCTCTCTATGTCCATCGTTGTTGGAGTTTGCCATCCCAAGGATGTAGACTCGCTTCCTCTGATGAGGTGCGCCGACTTCTTCCGCTGAGAATATTCCTGCCGTTGCTCGATAACCCAATTCTTCCAACTCTCTGAGGACATACTGGAGAACTGGTTCTCCGTCGGCTGTCTTGCAACTGAGGATTCCTTGAACGTTTTCAAGGAAAACAATTCTAGGTTGGCACTCTCTGATTCCGTCTGCGATGTAGGGGAAGAGGTGTCTGGGGTCTTCAGTGGCTTGACGCTTTCCAGCAGCTGAGAATGGCTGACACGGGAATCCTCCAGAGAGGATGTCCACGCATCCACGAAACTTTCTGTATGGGAAGGTTTTAACGTCCGTGTACACAGGTGCTGCATCCAGATCTCCCGTTTCCATCTTTGCAACCAAGTTCGCGACAGGGAATCCTTCCCTCTCCACGTAAGCGATCTCTCGCAGATTTGGGAGAACTCTTCTGAGTCCAAGCCCGATTCCTTCGTATCCACTGCACAAGCTGAGGTGATTGATTTGTTTATTGGTAGTATCCACATTTATATTTCGGTTAAGTTATTGTTTCTGATTTATTATTAGCCTTACATTCTCAAGAGCCAGTAAAGCTCAGCACATTTCTTTGCAACCTTGATGCCCTTGTCAAGCTCTTTGTCACTCCACACCTTATGGTGGTGCTTCTTGGTATCGCAGTCAATGATGACGGAGATGCAGCCCGGCAGGTAGTCCAGCTTGCGCTCCTTCATTAGCATATAAGCTTCGATGCCTAGCTGCTGGCAGTCCTTGTCGTAGCACTTGGCCTTGCCCTTGGTATTCGTGCGGCACTTGTAGTCAGCTAAGAATAGCTTGTCGTCGCTATCGTAGCCAATGAAGTCAACACTTCCGGCGATCTTGATTCGATTGCTTGCAATGATATGCTCACAGGATACGGGCTTTACTCCTTCTTCGTGTACCCATTCCACAAATGGCATCGCCCATTCATTCCATACACTGTCACTGGGAGCTAAACCCTCAGCCAGGTAATCGTGATTTATGAAATTCTCGATAACCTTGTGCACAGTTGTACCAAACTCCGACGATTCAATAGTCTCACCCGTCACAGGATGCTCCCGAGTGCCATAGGTTAAACGCTCGACATCCTGCCAAGCTAAGTGCTGGTATGCCCTCGCTAGATCGGTGATCATTCGGGGCTTATAGATGCTATCCAGGAACGCATCCTTTACGATACCTAGCACAGTCGTAACAGAAGGATAAACCTTCTCCACTTTCTTTGCCTTAGCGGGCGTCATTATGTCGGCCTCAAACGCAGGGTTCAAGATGTCTTTACAGTTGTAGAAATGGCTCATATTTATAGCTCCTCTTGATCCATAACGAACTCTACACCCTCGCGCAAAATGTCAACTGGATTTTCTTTGTTTGAGAAATAACGGCCAGCGTATAGCTCGACATTGTTTTGATCAATAATCAACAGGGTATCTTGACCTAGTGTGCTTAGATCTGAGCCGGGAATCATTGATGTTACCCAAACAAAACGCAATCGGCGTTCGGCTATAAAGTGCAGCACCTCCTCCGCGCTGCGCTGTAGTATTTCTATTTCTGTATTTTCTGTATTTTCTGTATTTTCTGTACTCATTTTATTTTTGGTTATTAGATTCCGTAGGCTTCCGCGTTGTCCACGGCATCCCAATTGATTGAGCCATCTGGCTCCAGTAATCCTTCTGTTACGAGGTGGCTGGCCGTCCTGTAATAGTCACCTTGTAGCTCTAGTATCTTCCCCGATGTCATCAAGGTCGAGAACATTTTGATACTATCCACAAAGCCAAGCTCCCCGGATTCGTATTCGATTATTTCATTTATCATAATTTGTAAAGGTTAGAGTTCAGCTATTACAGTCGCGATCAGTAGCATAATGCTGCCGCCGAGCGCACAGGCTAGCACGACACAGGCGGAGTAAAAGATCTTTTCGCCGCCCTTGACGAGATGATCGAGGTTATTATTTTCTTTATGGTTTTTCATTATACGATTGTGACGTTACAGTCACCTCCTTCGGATTTGAGTTCATCTTCTGATGAGTAATTGGATTGCGCGATGTCAATTGCCTCCACTTCTGAAGAGGCGACTACATTCCGGTGATACGTTACAGTCTCCTCCCATTGGACGCTGTAGGTTTTGGTTTCTTTATGGTTTTTCATTTTTATTACGTTCTTATCGGTGTTGAGGTATATCAAGCATTGACATACTTTTTTGTATTCTGTGTATCTTAAGACAGTCAGCCCTTGGTAGTCAATCATTAATTAATATAAAAAATGGAGTCAAGGACTGACAGTCATAAGACTGACGGTCATAAGGTAGGCTAAATGTATCGTGTGGTTTCTTCAAAGATGATTGCCCGGTCATCGTGGGTAAGTAGCTCGACCGGAAACTCACAAGTCGTGTCTTCGTCGGTCCAGTAGATTAGTTTAACGATCTTAAATTCTTCAAGATCGCGCTCCTCCCAGGCCTCCGTGACTTGTGACTCCCCTGCTTCGCTGCTGCACTCGCACTGAGTTGTCACGGCCTCCGCTTCGACTGTTATGTCAAAGTATTTGTTGGGCCGTAGCTCGATGCCTTCTAGTTGTATGGTTTTCATTTTTATTTTTATCCTTTCTTATGTGTTATGCCAGTGACTCACAGTATGTGAATTCTTTCGCGGCTTTATGCGCTGACTCGATGCTGTCAGCAAAAAGCATCTGCACTGTTTCCTCGGCATCAATGTCATTCATTATTACACGATAATCGTGGCGATCATTGCCGGTTGCGATGATGGCTTCTAGGCCGTCGTTGTTATTTGTATATGTGAAGTAATGCGTCATTTTTTTTCCTTTCTTATGTGTTATGCGTTGATATCGGTAACGTAGTATTGAGTAACGCACGAAACAAAGTTTTCAATGCTGTGCAAGTTCACGCCCTTAGCGTTATACCAAATAAACCTTGATGGCTCTGTTGTCTCAATCTCTTGGCAAGCTTCTGTCTTGTTAGCTCCGATGATTGCGTTGAATGCTTCTTTTGTTATTTCAATAGTCATTTTTTTCCTTTCTTATGTGTTATGCGCTAGGCCTTTCCCGCGCTTCAATTACCGTTAAAGTGATTTGTTTACTGCGTGTCAAGTATATTTAAAATTATTTTAATTTATTTTTACCGTGCGTCCCTTGCTTCCCCTGCTTCCCGGGCTTCCCTTGCTTACCTTGCGTCCCTTGCTTCCCTTGCTTGTCAGGCTTGTCTTGCTTCCCTTGCTTGTCTTTACCCTTGGCACAAATCAAAAGACCTTGTGCGGCCTTCTAGCTTACCAGGCTTGTGCGCTGTTGGGGTTTCCGGACTTCCCTCGCTTGTGAGTGGGCACAAAAAAGGCGCACGCTTTCACATACACCGATTTGCTTTGCTGTTTTCCTAATTAGTAAAGCCTTGCAATCCTATCGAAGAGCATTGCGTCAAAGCGTTTGAAGTCCGCCGGGCTTATGCACCCGTTGTCATAAAGCCTTATCAATGAAGCCTCAAGCCTCTCTAAACGGCTTTTGTCCTCGAATGTGTAAAGACCCATTGATTCAGTATCATAAGAGCGCAAGCGATCTCTAAATGCCGTTGCTGTTTCTGTAAGTGTTTCTTTTATTGTATTCATTATTAAAGGCGGTTTTACAGATCCGCAAACTGTTTTGGTTATGTGGATTTTGTGTTTGTGTAAATTAATCCAATTGTCTATTGAAAAAGACAGCGACTAAACCCTCTATTGGTTTATCCTTAAAATCTTTTACTTTGCCAACAAAGGGTTTTGCAAAGCCCGGTAAAGGGATTTGTCCGAGACTTTCAAAGATATTAATAACCTCTTTTGCGTGCGCATAAGTTTCCCTAAAGTCTAAACCGCTTGAACAATGCCAAGTCTTTTTGCCGTCCGGTGAGACAAGCTTTGAGACAAATGCAACGCCATTCCAAGTGTAAGACTTTTGCGCCTTCCATCCGTTAGATAGTTTCCAAGTTCCGCTCTTCGATAGATATTTAGCTTTCATTATTAAAGGCGGTTTTACAGATCCGCAAACTGGTTTGATTTATGTGTGTATATTAAAACGCTGACACGATGATGCCACCGTCAAACTCAATCATTTGGCCGTGGTCGTGTATGTATATTGAGATTGCTTCTAATTCGTCAATGTCATTGTCAATGCCAAGCGCTTCGCGCCAAGTGTCGGCCCCGTAGTAAGAACACGCCCAGTCAATTAAGTCAGTGTATTCGGAGTAGTCGCAGCGCAATTCAACGCGATCAAACTCAAACTCTGTGTTGCAGTCTTCCTCGATTTGCTCAAGATGCTCGACAAGGGCATAAGCCCCGGCCATTGTCCAGGCCGCGTTTTCGTCGGCCATTAGTAAAGATGCTGCTTCTGATGTGTTTAGTGTGGTTTTCATTTATTAAAGGCGGTTTTACAGATCCGCAAACTGTTTTGGTGTGTGTGGTTATGCTTTTATGTATTCTTCGATATTCAAATCGCTTCGATTGCGTATGATTAAGCCTTCATTGATAAACCATTGCAAAACCCCGCGAATGGTAAGCCAGTTTTTAACTGTTGCACCCGAAGCCCGCACTTCAATTACCAATTCTTGCCAAGTAAATCCCGAATCATTTGATTCGACGAATCGCTCAATAAATTCAACTGTTTTGTTTTGTCCTTTTGTCATAGTATTTTATGTGTGTATTTGTGTGTGGTTGGTGGTTTATGAATGCGCTTCCCAAAAGTCACTAAGTGACTCCAAAAGAGATAATTCGCTTGAACTTACAATTGAGCGATATTCGCAAATAAATTCGTCATTCGACATTCCAATTAACTCAATTCCGCGTGCCGCGTATAATTCAATCAAATATGACTGAGTAGAGATGATTAGATCACAAGCTAGGTTTTCTGTTTTAGTATTCATATGTTTTATGTGTTTGTGTGTGTGGTTTAAACAGTGGATTCGAATTGCTTTACCAATTCTAAAGTATCCGCCAAGGTTTTACAAAAAATAGGCTCTTCAACATCCCCGCATTTTACCCAATAAGTGTTGAATTCTTCGTTGCTTTCATCGCATCGCGTTGAATTAGGCACAAATATCTCCATAAAGTCATCGTATTTAGGGTTCGGTATTTCTCTACTAATGGAAGCCACGCAATCATTGCCATAGGAACAGTCAGACCAATTACTTCCTAATTCGGATAAAAGTTTATCTATAATCGGTTGAGCGATTGCGGGGTTATGATGTTTATACATATGATTTATTATTTATTTGGTTAATGTGATGGTTCGAGCTACGTTGAATAGGCTAAAACAAAGACAGTCAAGTATATTTATTAAAAAGAATCAAATACTTTTCACCGTCAAAGCACTCCACTAGATGAGATAGATAGAGATAGACCTTGGCGAATGCATCACTTCATCACAAAAGAAAACAATCATTCACGCACGAAAGCCAAGCCATCAATCGAACTAAACAATAGCGCACCCGGACGCGCGGGCGTTACACCTGGGCGCGCGTGTATAACACGTGGCGCGCGAGATAGGGGAGGGGGGGATCGAAGATTTTTTGATTTCTAATTCTATATATACATATACAGCCCCTCAAAAAAATTCAGTCCTCAAGGGGCTTCTACCCACCAGGGCTTCACTTACTGTGTACCATAAGATGTCAGTTTATGACTTCTCTTTTATGATTCCCTTTATTTTATATTCATTAAAGGAATTACGTTTAGGACTTAACTGTCCTATGAAGTTGCTGCCTTATGGTACGCAGAGTATAACACGAAATCTGGGATTGTATACATATACAAAGTACTTTCTTTAATGTATTAGCACTGCTAATAGTAGATTCCTTACTGAGTAGTAGAGTTAATGATAACTATGATAACTAATGCTTATAGTATATAAGCTTGACAAGTAGTACAGCTAATGCTTTGATATGAGTATGGGAGAAGATATGAATGCTACTGAGAAGGAGAAGGAAGCTTTACTGAGCGAGATTCAGCAGAGTATCCACGAGGTGGCTAATGAGAAGCGTGGCTTAAAGCTCAAGTGCTTGAGCGTGTATGATCCCGAGAAGGTGGCTAAGTTGCTTTACCTGTACAGTACGGGGAGTAGCCAGACTAGGCTGGTGCGTCACTATGGTTTCGAGCGGGATACTGTCATCAGTGTACTCACTGACTACGCTGACCATATGGGCACGTTCAAGGAGCTAAGTGGTAGGATAGCTGCTAAGAACTATTTGAACCTAAGCTCTCTAGAGGAGGATTTAATTGATAAGGTACGCGACCGTCTGGAGAATGATCCAGAGATGGAGGTAGGCTTCAAGGACATCAAGGAGCTATCAATAGCTAAGTCCAATGCGGCTCGGGAGGCTATGACGGCTAGAGGGGAAGCTACGCAGATTACTGAGGACCGGAAGGTGTACACACAGGATGACTACGAGGCGACCATAGCTGCTGCTAGGAAGAGAATCAAGGAGGCTAAGGTAGCTGAGGTAATAGAAATCACAGATGAGCACTAAAGGAAGCGGCCCACGCAAGGGACACAATCAAGAGAAGCAGCGTAAGAACTACGATGATATTGACTGGAGTAAAAAGCCCGCTGTACCCAAGAAACCATAAGTATGAAAGAACTTACCTTCTACATTACCCTTGGACTCTTCTGGTTCCTGTGCTCCATAGCAGTATTAAAATATATACTTATTAACTAATTATGACTGAACAAGAAAATTTAGATGCTATCTACGACCAGGTTCGTGGAATACTGGGAGAACACTTTCACAACTTCTGCTTTATTGTTATGGAGGAGGACGGTGATCTGTTCTGTGACTATACTAATTATAGGGTTGGTCGTATGCTAATGACTGAATCAATGGCTTACTTGGATGCGGACTTCAAGTCAACTGAGTGGGAGTGGCCAGGTGAATCAGAGGAGAGCGGCGAGAA